TACTGTTTATACTTTCTGGTGGTAAATGATCACTACGGTCAACCCATATAACCTTATCAAATACGCCTGTATTCTGCATTGCAAAGAATTCACGTTTGTTACGTAATCCACAATAGATATCATGTTCTTTAAATATTTCTCTTCCTAGAGATGCACCATCTTTTACATTATAGTTGCATATTGCATTATACCATTCTGCTCTGTGATTATGTCTATCAGCATAGCATTCTTCTTCATTTAAATAGTTATATTTGTTTTTTAAGTCATTATATATGAATAGTTTACTACAAAACTTACTACTACTTTCAAAAGTATAACCATACCGATCTCTCAGTATTTCACAAACTGTATCTTTGCCATGACGTCCATGGCCTATTACAAGTAATTTTAATTTCATAATTTATGATAACAGATTTATATACAAATGTCAACTAAGATTTTGTTTTGCAATCGCAGTGTCCGCATACATCATTTACACAGGTAGGACAAGTTACTTTGTCACAATGACAAGCATGCCCACATTTTGTACAAGTTTTTGTATGCACTGTTATTTCCCTTTGGTATTGCTTACGTTTTTAGCTTTGCCTTTGCGATTCTTATTAGGGTCTTGTCTACGTTTCTTACTAACTGCGGCACCAATTGCTTTTTTGCCGCCTTTGGCTCTTAGACTTGCGGCTTTACTTTTACTTAAACACTTAGGCTTTGCTTTGCTTTTTGTGTCTCCGCATTTACCTACACGTTCGCCTTTTGTATTGTATGCATCCCAGCCACCGCCACCAGCGCCGCCTTTTTTGCCTTTGCCGAACCAAGCACGTAGGTCTTCATTGATGATATCTTTGATAATCATTTCTTAGAATTACCCCAGTTTTTAGCACCTACTTTACGACACTTAACTAATGCACCTGATGCATATGCACTGGGCCATACTTTATAACGTGATTTTACTTTACGGTAGCAAGCATCTTTTTTACCTGCTTTTTCATCAAACTGTTCTTCAGTTAATGGTTGAATTACTTCATTAATCTTCATAATTTTAGCCTATAATAAATCCTAAACCTGCACTGCCTTCAGCATAGAATTTTAAGTCTTCCTCTAGTTTATCAATGCTTGTAAACGCATCAGTTCTAAGTGCGTCTGCATTCATTGATGTACCTCCCTGTGGTCCAGCTACTGTGTTAAATTTTCCACGAGCTTCTGCTAACATTAGTTTGGCCTGTGCTAAAGCATATTCCTTAATCCAAGGCGATGCATAACTATCTTGTAATATCTCTTCGTCGCCACGTTGCTTATATACGTGTAAAAATATTTCATCCGAAGATTTAATTTTACGATGAAGTAGTAATTTTTTATTAACAGTATTCCAAGTAAACATAATTTCTTGACCAAACATACGTCCTAATGCTTCTCGGTGTTGCGCTAAAGCATCATATGTTGACATACCGCCTGCTCTGCCACTATTGAGTAAAAAATTATTTAAGTATGCGCTCTCAAATGGCTCAATACCACCACTGCTAGTTGAACTTGTGCCGGTAGCATATCTGTAAATATCTTTTACCTCAATAATGTCTGATGCTAAAGTATACTCAGCTACATCTTTAATAACTTGCAGTGGAATAAATGTTTCTTCAATAGCATTTTCACTACGCTGTCTATACTTTTCAAAACTCTTATTCATAGCTAAATCGTAGTGTTCAGGATCTAATTCCACATCTACCATTTGCCCACCTAAACGTAGTTCTATCTCTTTAATTAAATCATCTCTATAAGCCATGTTAATATTTATGCGGCGAAGTTATCCTCGCCGCATTTATATTTTACTACTTAAATGCTTTTAGGATGATTGTGTCTGCATTAAACCTACCATTAAGTTTAGTCTCAGTAGTTTTTAAATATCCAAACTGTGTTGGTACCTTATGCCGTGTAACTTTTTTCCACTGTGGCATAATTTCACTTGGCTTACGTACTGTGCGTTGTACACTTTTCTTTTCATCAAAGAACTGAAGTGTGGTTCCTTTGACTTTAAGTGTACAATTATCATCTGCATAATATACTCCAAGTTTACGGTTTTTTGTATTAAACACAACAACACATGTTGCATCAATAACATCAGCTGGATTAATACTAGCAATTCCAATTTTAGTATCACTAGGATTAAACTTGAGTTTCTTAACTTGGTCTGCTGCACTTTTAACCTTTGCTCTACGTGGTGTTTGTGACTGTTTTCTTTCTGCTTTAAAAATTTCAATAGCATCAAACAGTCGTTTATAAAAATCTGTTAGTTCTTTGATTTCTTTTTTACTGTACGAGCTATATCCTTCTGCAAGCTGTTCTTGCATATCATCACGTTTCTTAGGAGCAGGTAAATTATTTAATTCCTGCATTTCTTCATGCGCACCTTTAAAGAACTCACTAACAAAACGCAAATGACCTAGATTCATTTCGTGCTTTTTAAAATACAGCAATGGATTTTGCTTAATTAATGGATTCTTTTTGCTGTCACGCATCCAATCATCCAACCAACTGTCCATGTCTTCTAATTTATCGATGGTAGCTTCTTGAAGACGTTCTTGAATAGTTGGGATATGAATATGTTTCTTAGACGCCTTTGCTGATTTCTTAACTTCCGCAACTAGTTTTCCTTCTTCAACCAATGCATTAATTCGTTTAGGAAGTCCAGTAATGTAGTCGGGATGCACCACATCTGCAAAATCATTAACAAACAACCAGGCGGCTGTTGACCATCCACTATGCATAGAAGTTTTCCAGTCTGGCAGTCTATTCACAGCCTGTGCGTCTTCTTTGCTCCAATTTTGACTAATATATGCTTTTACAATTGAACCCCATTCACGGTTTTCAACTTCATTATGTACATAATATTGACATGCATGCCATCCATCATTAACCGGCATGGCATTAATTCCAGTAGTACGGCGTTTAGCTCTTGGAGCTTTCTTTTTAACTTTTATACCAGCTATCTTAGCCATGTCGTTTCTCCATTTAATTAATTTATACTTACACCTTATAAAGCAAATAATACCAATAGTCAACACTTTTTTCTAACTAATGTTCTGATAAATAAGTACATGCCACGTTTGACCTTATATAAACCAACTAAAACTAACGATTTTTACTTTCAGGATCGATCAATCCGTGAACAGTTTAATATCGGGGGGACTGGGGTACATGTACACAAATATCTTGGACCAGCAGCACAACCCAACAAGGACGACCCAAGTCAACCAAATTATATTGGTGGCGGTGAAATTGATCCACTTAGTGGTGAATATATCAATGTTGAAGGCATAATTAATGAAACAAAAATACAAGATTTATTGTTTATGGAAAACAGAGATCGAAAATATGATCAAGATATTTTCGATATGCGTGGAGTGTATAATGTTCAAGATAATGATTATGATTTAACACAGTTTGGATTATTTCTCAGTAATGATCAATTATATATGACCTTTCATATAAATGATATGGTGGAGATAATGGGTAGGCGTTTGATGCCTGGTGATGTCTTGGAATTACCACATTTACGTGATGACTTACTTCTTAATGCTAGTAAAGCCGCAGTAAACAAATATTATGTTGTTAACGATGCGAACAGAGGTGCTGAAGGATTTAGTCAAACTTGGTATCCACATATTTGGCGAGTTAAATTAAGTCCACTAACAGACAGTCAAGAATACTACGATATACTTGGCGATAGTAGTGATGAAAATAGTCTTAAAAATGATGTTAGTACATATAAAGCAGAATATAATATAAGTGATGCGATTATTGCAGCCGCTGACGCTGCTGATCCAAATGGTACAAGTATGGTTGACCATTTATTTGGATATGACCATGCTACTAGTGGTGGTATTGTTAACAAGGACAATAGTTATAACCACGGTGAGACAATTGCAACTGGTGATCAATTTCCAGTAGAACCTAATGAGGGCGATTACTTTATAAGAAACGACTTTGTTCCTAATAGAATGTTTGTTCGTCGTGGATCAAGATGGCATAGGCTATATGATAATATCACTGAACAAACATGGACAGATAAAACATATAATGCTAGTGATTATATTTTTAATGAAAAAAACACTACAGTTGTAGATAACAGAGAAACGCAAGAGCTGCAACCAATTAGTACAGCGATAACTGCACAACCAGATAATCAAAAAAAAAGTAGTCTTTATATGACTGCTGGATATGTAGCTACTGGCTATGTAACACCTGATGGAGAATAAAACATGACTATAACAAAAAGATTAGTAAAAGGAAGTGAACTATCATATGCAGAAATGGATTCAAATTTTACTGACTTAGATGAAAGAACAGTAGTACTTGAAACTGCAAATAGCACTAGTTCACAAGTAACTAGTGCTAATATTGGTTCATTACTTAATGTGGATACAACTGGTGTTATTAATGGACAAGTATTGAAATATGATAGTAATGCTAACAAATGGAAACCATCATCAGATTTGTCTGGTGGCGGTAGTGGAGGAGGGATTGCACTAACAGACC